TACCCTTGGTCAGAAAGATCCTGTGTCAGAGCACAACCGTGAACTCTGGAACAGTGGTCTTGACTCTGACAAGGACACCGTTCGTAAGCAGAAGCGCAAACTGTCCTACTATGCCAACATCTATGTTGTGCAGGACAAAGCAAACCCTGGTAACGAAGGCAAAGTCTTCCTGTATAAGTTTGGTAAGAAGATCTTTGACAAGATCATGGAAGCGATGCAACCTGAGTATGAAGATGAAACTGCCATCAACCCCTTTGATTTCTGGGCAGGTGCCAACTTCAAACTGAAACTGAAGAAGGTTGCAGGTTACTGGAACTATGATTCTTCTGAGTTCGCAGCACCTGGTGCTCTCCTTGATGATGACGATGCTCTGGAAGCACTGTGGAAGAAGCAGTATTCACTGACTGCTCTGACTGCTGCTGACCAGTTCAAGTCCTATGAGGATCTGGACAAGCGTCTGAAGATGGTTCTGGGTGCCAAAGCACCTGCTCGTCGCTTTGATGAGGAACTGGAAGACGAGAGTGAAGGTCGTGGATCTTTCTCTCCTAACTTTGAGTCAAGCAAGCCTCCTGCACCTGCAGCAGACTTCAACGCTCCTGACATCACTCCTACCAAGTCTGCGGACTCAGATGAAGATGATGCTCTGTCCTACTTCCAGAAACTTGCTGAGGAATGATGAGATATAACCAGTTGTGTTTGACCCTTTTGGTTGTCGCAGCGTATATAAACTTACTGAAATAATCTAATATTATCTGCAGTCTTTAAGGTTTCACTCTTATATTGAGTGGAACCTTTTTTGTATATCATCATTTCTTCTAAGTCATCCTTAACTACGTTGAGGAATCTTGGTTTTAGTAAAAAGATATTTCTTCTATCATCTTGCAATTTCTGTTCATACATATAGTTTGTTACTTCTGTGACTGGAGAATTTACTGTAGTCATTCCCTCTACTGCTTCATCAAAAAATGTTATAGAATAGTTTGAATCAACTTCTAACCCAGCAGGGAGAATTACTACACCAGATGTGTTTTTAACTTCTGTTGTTTCAAAATGATGTGTTGCATTGATATTTTCATATGTCCCATATTTTTCTAGTAAGTAGTTCTCAAAATTAAACTGAGTCATTGGCCATTCATCATATACATTGATAATATTATTACATGTCAATACTAACCAATCCAAGTTAGCATCTCCAAAGACTTCAAATGCAACATTATCTGGTCTGTCATCACCTTTAATTTTATACTTAGTGAAAACAGATGCATTCTGAAAAATATCTTCTCTGAGTTTTCCTCTCATGAAAAGATTTTTCACAGGAATATAATCAGATATCCTTGCATCAGGAAGTCTGCTGACATATTCAAACTCTGGTAATTGACTGAAGTAATTTGACATTTTAGAAACCTATTTGATCGTCTGCTTCTTTTCCATTACCTGGACCATAATCATCATTAAAGACGGGTTCAAGTTCGCTAAATCCCATTGTGATTTCATAGGATACCATTGTGCCGTCCTGATATGTTGCATAGTTTCCTGTTGGAGTGTAATTTACTCCAAAAGACTGAAGGGCACACTCCTTAAATGCATTCAATTTAAAGTGTAAACCTGTTCCACCATCAGCTGTATCACCTCTATGTAGGTAGCGAAGTTGGAAAGTATGTGGAGTCTTCAAGAAGAGATTTGATTTACTTCTTATCGGTGCCATTCCTTGCTTGAAGAATCTAATTATTGAAATAATATTCTTTGCTTCAGCTGTATCTCTAGGAGTTAAAGTAAATTTAAATGAGAATGGTCTCAGGATTGGACCCTTGAATAAGAGTTCCATATTAGGATTCATCACCTGTCCTGTTGTTCTTGCTAACAACTGCTGACCATCAACGTTTGCGGCAGCAGCAGCAAAAGCATTTACCGCAGCAGTTGTGAGTGCATTGCTACCTGTCTTACTTTTAAGAAAATTGGCATAACCACCAGCAGCATCTGCAAATCCTGCACCTGCACCTGTTCCTGTTGCTGCCCCATTTAGTGTGCTTAATGCCACGTCTGCCTTAAAAATATCCAGTGCAGTCATCGATTGAGAACCCCAATCAGCATTATTTTGATCAGAGATTCCAGATGGAATGGGAAGAGTTACTGAACCAATTGATCTGTTCATGAAATCTGATCTGCCCGCATTACTAAATCCAAGTGCTCCTGAACTAGCATTAATGAATTCTTGAGGCATGTACTCCATCATGTCAAAACGGATAACATCTTGTTTTGATGTTCTAAGACCTGTTGGATGAACTAATGTTGGAAATTCTGTTCTAGTTCCTTCAGAAGATTCTTCAACAAGATTAGATAAACTTTTTACACCATCGCCTGTTGCTGGTTTAGTGTTAGCACCATCATTGTCATTTTCAGCGTCATTACCAGAATCACCACCTACTACTTTTTGATTTTTCTTTCCTACCGATGTAAGTCCTCCAGCAGCAGCTTCTGCTTCGTTTTTCTGAACGGCATCTCCAGCATCTTTGGTTTGATCTCGTATTGAATTTCTTAATTGAGAGTTTGGATCTTTTAATGCTTTCTTTTCTCCTGCTGAAGCACCAGGAGAGATTACATCTTTTGTTACATTACCATCCTTATCAACTCTTACTTCCTGAACCTTTACGGGGTTATTTCCATTTGCATCAGTTCTATAGGTTTCTCTCATGATGCTACCATCACCGAGAGTAGTTACATCTGTTTTATAATACCTTTGCACATCTCTTGTAGATCCAAATGCGCCAGGCTCTTGTGTTTTTACTGGTGCGACTTTACTAGTTGCCGATGCCATTAGATATGGTTCTTTTTACTTATTTAGTACTCGTTTTGTATATTGTAATGATAGTAAGTCATCAAGCTCTTCCCGTTGAACAATATAGACCTGAGTTCCTAATTCCTCCCAGGTATATTGTCTGTAATCTCTCCAGTGAAAGTTGATACCACGAAACCCCCAAGAGAATACATCAGTCACTGCAACTAATGGGTGTTGATCGTATTCGATATTAGGTGTCTTTGCAAAGTATTTGAAGGTACAGATATTTCCTTCTTCGGGTATGGGTGTTACAGTATCATTCAAAGCATACATTATTAGTTCCATTCTTTCTCCAAGATCTTTCTCGGATTTGATGTCACTAATAACAGGTTCTATGCGGTTCATTTGATACCTAGTTCGTCTTCTGTGATGATCTTAAATTCAATTCTTCTGTCTTCACAAAATTCAACTGCTGCTTTCCACTTTGCTTTATTCACTTCCCAAGTTTTGCATTCAAAGATGTAAGATTTAGTAACTCTCTGTTTCTTTTTTGGTGGTTTTGTTTGTTTCTTTGGTTTGACTTCAATCACATAGGTCTTGATTTGACCTGTGCTTTCTCTTACTTTTATGATAAAGTCTGGGTAGTATTTGTGAACCCTACGATCAAGAGGAGACATATATGGGATGTAAAATTCTTCGCTACCCCACTGAAGAATATTCTCATTCAGATCACACCAACGACAAAACTTGCGTTCCCAACTACTTCGGCATATGATATTGTTAGGATCGCCCTTATATTTTTTAGGAAATGACGGTCTGTATTTACTCTTGATACTTTCTGCCATACATAATATATAAGGTAAAAACTATTTATAAATGCCTACTCAAGTAACCTATGGTGAAGCTGGATCCTCTAAAAAAGGGGAACAACAGGGACAAGAACCTGTAATAGCTTCGTTAAAATCTAAGATACTTCGACCCGCATTAACTTCTCATTTTGAGGTAGAGATCCCTGTGGGAGCAGGTAATCTTAAAACCTTGCTAGAAGGAGTCGTGGGTTCTGGTACAGATGGTCAGAGGACTTTAAATATCAATTGCTCCGAATCATCTCTCCCTGGTTCATCTATCGCAACTTTTGAAGTTCAAAATGATTTTACTGGTGTAACCGAAAGGTTTGCACATAGAAGAATGTATGATGATAGGATAGACTTTACATTCTATGTGGATGCGGAGAAATATACTCCCATTAGATTTTTTGAAAGATGGATGAGATTTGTAACAGGTGAATCTGGACCTAGGGGTGATGGTTCAGAATATAAACTAACAAACACTAGGTATCATTACAGAATGAATTTTCCGGATGATTACAGATGTGAAGGTCTAAAGATAAAGAAATTCGAGAGAGATTACAAAAATAGTTTGGAGTATACATTTATCGGCGCATATCCGATCTCTGTATCATCGATGCCAGTGAGTTATGACTCCTCCAGTCTTTTAAAGTGTAGTGTCTCTATGACATATCTGAGATATGTTATTACTGAACTAATAGGTCCAACAGAGCAACCCAAACCTGCAGTTGCAACTCAAAATGCTGATAAAGTGAATACTCAGGAACCACCAGTCGCTCAAAAGAAAGCGTCTAAGATTATTCAATCCACTTCAGGTAGGGATAAGGATGGTAATCCTGGTTCAGGAAATATTGATTCCGCGACTGGAGAAGTAATGATTACTACGGAACAACAACTTCTTAATGCGAATGTAGGAGATAGAGTTGATCCAAATTCAGCAATAGGAAGATCACTTCAAGCCACCGCTAGCGGGAATTAAAAAAACCCCAATAAATAATCACACTGAAATACATCTATAGGTCATTATGCCTTTACCAAAGATTGCTACGCCCAAGTATGATCTTGAATTGCCATCAACTGGACAGACAATTCAATACAGACCTTTCCTAGTCAAGGAAGAGAAACTTCTTGTCCTTGCAATGGAGAGTGAGGATACAAAACAAATCACAACAGCAATTAAGTCTGTTCTGAAAAACTGTATTCAAACGCGGGGAGTTAAGGTAGAACAACTTCCTACATTTGATATTGAATATCTCTTCCTCAACATTCGCGGAAAATCTGTGGGTGAAGAAGTTGAAGTTAATCTGATTGCTCCTGATGATGGTGTGACTGAAGTTAAAGTCACAATCGGATTGGATGACATCAAGGTAGCAAAGAATGATGATCACACTCGTCAGATCAAACTTGATGATACCTTAATGATGGAAATGAAGTATCCTTCACTGGATCAGTTCATTTCAAATAACTTTGAGTTTAATGAAAAGAATCAAATGGAACAGTCCTTTGATTTGATTGCATCTTGTGTTGATAAGATCTACAGCGAAGAAGAAGTATGGGCGGCCGCTGACTGTACTAAGAAAGAAATTAAAGACTTCCTTGAGCAGATGAATTCTACTCAGTTTAAGGAGATTGAAACTTTCTTTGAGACTATGCCAAAACTTTCACATACTGTGAAGTTTGAAAATCCAAATACCAAGAAGGAAAATGAAGTTCTTCTGGAGGGACTGGCAAGTTTTTTCGCCTAGGCATGATCCATATGGATCTTGAGGCTTATTTTAGACTCAACTTTGCCTTGATACAGTACCATAAATATTCATTAACTGAAATTGAAAACATGATGCCTTGGGAACGAGACATCTATGTTGAACTCTTAAAGCAACATCTCAAGGAAGAGCAAGAAAAACAAGAAAAGCAGCAACGAAAGTATGGCGGCTAAGACCTCTGATCCTATTGATATCCTCCTTGAGATGGGTATTGACCTCGACAATTTGTCGGAGGAAGAGGATTATCTTAGTGCCTTAAAAGAAGCGATTGCAACCATTGAATTTAAGACGGGTGGTAAAGGTGATGAAAGAAGTGCTGTCTTAAGAGAAGAAGTAATAAAAGTAAGGAAGTCAAGAAAAGCAGCAGACACAAAGTTTAAAGCAAAGAAGACAACGATAAAACCAGAGAATCTTTTTGAAAGAAAGGTTGCACCAAAACAGAAGGCACTTCCTACTAGTGCAATAGTCCCATATAAAGCACCCAAATCTGAAGAAGAGGAGGGTGTAAAGAAGAAACGCGCACCAAGAAAGAGCGATCCTTTAAAAGATATTCTAAAGGGTGTCAATTCTATTATAGAAATTTTAAAAAGACAACAAAAACTTTCCGCAAGTCAGGCAGAGAAAGATAGAAAACGTGCGGAAAAACAAAAGAGAGCAGGAGCAGAAGATAAATTAGAAGATTCTGGTATTAAAAGTTTTATATCTAAGGCTGCCAAATTAGTTAAACCAGTCAAAGGATTTCTTGATGGACTGTTTGATTTTATCAAGAATGTTTTGATTGGTACGGTACTTATTAAAATTATTAAATGGTTTTCTGATCCAGAGAATGAAGAAAAGATTACAGCAATTGGTGATTTCTTTAAGAACACTTGGCCTATTCTACTTGCAGCATACTTGTTATTTGGAAATAGTTTTGGTCGGTTTGCAGTAAGTCTGATTAAAGTTGTTGGTGGATTTGTTTTTAAACTTGCATCAACGATAATACCCGCCTTATTTACTGCAGCTAAAAGATTTGGATTTGGAAAAAGTGCGGCATTGCTTTCAACAGCTGTTGGTGGAGCGATGCTTGTTGGTCGTGCGATGGATGGTGGTGCAGATGACGTAGATTTGACTAAATCAGCACCTGCAGCACCTGCAAAAGATGAGACAAAACCAGAAACCAAACAGATGGTTGCTGGGCAAGAATACGATCCTGCTAATCCAACTGAGTTGCAAAAAAAGACGACGAATATGTCAACCCAGATGGGTAATCCTCCTCCAGCAAAAATGAAGGGTGGTGGAATGGTTCCTGGTAGTGGACCAAACAGAGACACCGTACCTGCCATGCTGGCACCTGGTGAATTTGTTATGAGCAGAGGTGCTGTCCAGAAGTATGGAGCAAGCACCATGGCATCGATGAATGCTGCAGGTGGAGGCACCAACTTGCCCAAGAGAATGAATGGTGTCACCTATGCTGCAGGTGGTGGACAGATTGGAGACAAACCAATGTCTTCAGTAGAAAAACCACACACCGAAAACAAGGATTTAGAAAAGAAGAAAGCTGCTAAAGGATCATTTAATCCTGGAGATATGATTAGTGGATTATATGGTGGTGTTAAAAGCATGTTTGGGTTTGGTAGTGATGAAGACACCACCAAAGAAGATGCAAGAGAGGGTGCTGATGGTGAAGAAAAACAGCAATCTGGTAGTACATTAAGTGAAACTCAACAGAAAGCACTTCAGGTTCTTGCAAAGTATGAGTCTGGAGCAGCAGGATATGATGCTGTCAATCAGATTGGAACGAAGGGTGGTAGAGGTGTTAAGGGATTCTCTGGTGATATTAAGAAAATGCCTCAACATGAAGGTAGATCATTGACAGATTTTACTCTCGGTGAAATTAAAGCACTGCAATATGATGATAAGTCCATGACAGATCAGCAGTGGATACAAGCAGGAAAACTTCATGCTGTCGGTGCATATCAGTTCATTGGCAACACTCTTCCTGGAGTTGCATCCCGTGCTGGTATTCCTGATACTGCTAAATTCACTCCTGCAGTCCAAGATTTGATGGCACTTCAGTTAATGAAGGAGAGAGGAATCTCCCCATGGGTTGGTCCAAGTGATAAGGCAACTGCTTCTGAAAGAGCAATTGTTGAGCAAGCAAGATTAGAACCAATCGCATATGATAATACATCTGGCGCAGGAGCTATTACTGCATTTGGTGGTGGAGGAGGATCATATACCCCTCCTGGACCTGGCGGTGGGGGTGTTTCGCCATCTGGAACTACAGCAGCATCATTGTCAAATTATAAGGTTGGAAGTGGGATTGCAATGCTCACTGGTGGTAAGACAGCAGCTGCTGGTGTTTCTCCATCTGGAACCACATTAGCATCACTGCAAGGTAAGAAATCATTCCAATCACCTCCAGGACCTCTACCAACCTCTCCTCCCCCTACTGATGGTCCGATGCCTGGAGGATCTCAACAAAAATCTACTGCTAACAGTGCTGCTCAGCAGAAGAATAATGCAAATAGTTTTCCAGATCTTGATGCAAATGCAATGATTTCCATGGAAAAAATCAAAGTCTTAGGTATGGTAGCATAATATGGCACTACCAGCATTACTAGGAGCAGGATTAAAGTCAATGGGTGGAGGCCTTGTAAAGGGTGCTGCAAAAGGTGCTGCCACAAACTTCATCAAAGGTAAGAAGACTAAAGTAAAACCAGAAGCAGTAAAAGGTGAGGGAGCAGAAGAGAAAAAACCTGGAGCACTAGCAATTCGCCCCAAGACATCAATGATCCCTGCTGGTGCTATCGTTCCAGCACCCATACAAGAACCAACTTCATCTGAACCTGCTGGTGAGAAGACAGAGCAGGATACTATTCTTCTTATAAAAGAAAGAGTAATTCAAATTCAGAATATTCTGAAAGGAACTCTTGCTGCAGATAAAGCAAGATCTAAAGCAGAAAGAAGAGGACTTGAGACGCAGAGAAGAAAGAAACAAGAAACTGGTTTAGAAAAAGTTGTACCCAATAAAGATAAGAAGGCTGGAAAGAGATTTAATGTTCCTGGAAAGGGATTACTCTCTGGTGTTTTTGATTTCTTCAAGAATCTTTTCTTGGGTTGGGTGTTGATAAAACTTATCAATACTAAACTACCAGGTGGTCAAAGTCTTCTTGCATTCATTGGCGGTAGTATTGATTTTATAACTGATCTTGTAATAGGGATTCTTGATGCTGCAGGAACTTTCTTGCTATGGGGTAAGAAAGCATATGAGGGAACCAAAGGATTCATAGAAGATAAGTTTGGTGAAGGTGCTGGTGAAAAATTTGAAGAATTAATGTCCAAATTGAACGAGGCATTTAACCTGATAGGAATTATTGCATTAGGTGTTGCTGCGTTCAATCCTCTTGAAGGTTTATTTGATAAGAATAAACCTAAACCTAAACCACCGGAGATAGATCCTAAAACTGGCAAACCTAAATTAAAACCAGGAGAGGGAGTAGATCCTAAAACTGGTAAAGTTAGACAGGTCAAAGCAACTGAGATAGCAGACTCTGCTGACGGAAAGATTCGTGTAAAGACTGATGTAGAAACTAAACTCCAAAAGGGATTTGGATTAGCAGATGAACAGATTGATGCATATAAGCAGGCAAAACAAGCTGGTACATCAACTCAGGATGCATTAAATACAGCAAGAAAAGTAACACCAACACAACCACCACCAAAACAATTTGGTGGATTCTTAGGTTTCCTTGATGATGTTGGCAAAAAAACTCAACAGGCAACAGATTTTCTTGGTAAGAAAACTCTTGAGGGTGCTGTATTTGTTGGCGGAAAAGTTGTAGATACTGCTAAGTTTGTTGATAGTAAACTGGGAATATCAAAAGGGTTCTCAAATCTTGGTAAAAATTTAGCTGACAAATATAAATCTGTAACATCAGGTCTGGGTAACTTAATTGATGCTGGAAAGAGACTTGCAGTACAGAAAATTATTGAACCATTAAAACCAGTCATCGAACCAATAGCAAAACAAATACAAAAAACTGCCGATGACGTATTTAAGTTTCTTGCAAAATTACCCGTAGTTCAGAAACTGCTGCAAGCATTTGCCAAGGGGGGTGGAGCTAAGGCTGGACTGAGAGAACTTGGTTCAAAGATAATGGAGAAACTTGGAAGTAAAGTTCTTCCAGTTGTTGGTGGTTTTGTAAACCTTGCATTTGGATATGATAGACTTGCTGGAGGAGATACTTTTGGTGCCTTAATCGAAATGATGGCGGGTGTTGCAGATATCGCAAGCATCTTCCCACCATTAGCACCATTAAGTGTTCTATCAACAGCATTAGATGGTTATATGTTTGTGAGAGACATGGGTCCGATGCTGCTTGGAGACGGTTTTGACATCAAAGCAGGTGAAGATGCCATATTTGAGAAAGCAGGTCTGGGAGGTATTAAGAGTAAGATTGACGCATTTGCATCTAAACTTCCAGATCTTGGCACCATCGTTGCGATGATAAAGGGCGAAGAAGTAACGCAAAAGTCTCCAGAAGAACTTGAGGCAGCAAAAGCAGCAGAAGGAATCAATCCATCTGAAGGATATGGATCAGATACTTTAGCAGGTGATACTACTAATACTAATACTGGATCTCCATCTGCTGGAGCAGGTATCAGAAATCAAGGTGAAGGATCTAAACTCGCTGGAGAACTTGGTAGATATCTTGATGAACAGGGTCTTGGTGGATGGGGATCTGGAGTACACCAGCACCCAGAACACCCACCATGGCCTAGAGAGTCTGGTCACAGAGCTGCTTCTCTACACTATGAGTCTCAAGGTGGAAGAGCAATTGATATTGGTGGATGGGGACCAAATCTCTTTAGAAGGAAGGGTCAATCGGGCACTGATGACCAAACCCAGATCATTAATGCTATCAATACCTGGGAGAAGAGTAAGGGTATAACTCAACGTGCTGAGTTTGCACATGAAGGAAATGATCCTGGTGGTCATGCTGATCACGTTCATATTGCATATGGTCTTGGTGGTCTAGTCAAAGGTATTACCCATGCAATGTTGGGTGAGAAAGGTAAGGAGTTTGTTGTTGATAATGATTCTTACACCGCTATTGAAGGGACATTCCCTGGATTATTTGATGCAATAAACAGAGCAAAAGGTCCTGCTGCTGTAGAGGCACTCATGGCATATACTGATTATGAGAGACCACAAGAACCTCAAATGCAAATGGTAGGTGCTGAATCTGCTCCTGGTTATTCTGGTGGGGATGAGGGTAGTGGATCTATGATCGATGGATCGACATCTCCAACCCCAGGTAGAGGTTCATCGTACAAAGATATTCTTTATAAATTTGGGTAAATAGATGTAGAGGGAAATACCAATGTCAGAAACAAAGAAAACTCAAGGACAAAATGCAGGATCTTGTAAAATAGAACTTGCAACTATATTTGATAAAAAAGATCCTAGTCGCTCTGTTAGTGTTGCTGGTGGTTTTGTTGAATTGAGATACTATGAGAGTATCTTGCAGGATGGAATTCAGGCAACATTTATGTTCTCTGATGCAGGTAATTCAATTGATAAAAAGACTGTGAGTGAAGGTCTTCCTTTAAATGGAGGAGAAACCTTCTCATTTAAGGCTAAAGATAATAACGAAACGACATTAGAATTTGATATGATCGTTGGTAATGATATGAATATATCATCAGAAACTACCAAGTCTCTTGTAATTTTACCTCTGTCATCTAAAGCATTTGCTGTTAATGATACTCAAAATGTTAGAAAGTTTTTCCCAAAACAAAAAATTTCTGATCATGTAAAAACTCTAATGACAGATTTCTTGAAAACAGAAAAAACATTAGATGTTGAGGACACAAGTAACTCTCTTAAAGAATATGGATTAAACAGAAAACCATATTATATGCTGAACACCTTCGCCAAGAAAGCACAACCATCTGGCGGTGAAGGTCAGACTGCAGGATATTTTTTCTTTGAAACTTCAGAAAAGATGGTCTTTAAGTCAATTGATAGTTTTTTTGATGAGGAGAAAAACCCTAGGAAGAGATCAATTATTTACAACCAAGGACCAGAGAAGAATCAAGTTCCTGAAGGTTATGATTATAAGGCATTAACATATGACAGAGAGAGTGCTAGTAAATTAGAGATGTCAAAGATGGGAGCATTCTCAACTGCTTCCATAACATTTGACCCAATCAATTTTAATTTTAAGAGAACTATTTTATCTACAATAGAAGACATAGTAGAGAATGTTGATGAAGCAATTAAACCATTGACATCCGCAGCAAAGGAGTTGGCTACTTTTAATCCATCGTTAATACAAGAGTTTTCAAGAACTACATTGAATTTTCTTGATACTGGATCCTTTGGACAAACTGCTGAAGAATCCTCAGAAAATAACTTTGACTTTGGTGGTATTTACAACCAGTCGATTATGAGATATAATCAGGTTTTCGCATCGAAAGTTCATATTTTAGTTCAAGGAGATTTTGAATTACATGCAGGAGACATGATATTCTTTGATGCTCCGTCACCAGAAGAAGACACAAAAAACGATGAGATTGACAAGCAGGCTGGGGGTCTATATATTATAGCAAGTCTATGTCATCAAATAAAACCCGATAAGACTCTAACTAAACTCTGTTTAATACGAGATTCCTTCGGGAGACAAGGAAACCACACGAAAAGGTAACAGTACATGGAAAGCATCGAAAAGCACATTGAGAAGGATAAGCAGATTCTGCAAGATCCTACTACCAACCCGCAACAACGTCGTCATGTTGAAGAAGAGTTGCATGAATTAGAAGTATACGTCGAAAATCATAAAGAAGAAATCGAAGCAGGAGACCATCACGATCCTACAGCACTAGAACTTTACTGCGAAGTGGAACCAAGTGCTCCTGAATGTAAGACACACGATAACTGATTAATATGGCACAGGACGGGGGAGCATTATTTGATTCTGGTTTACTAGGATCCAGTTTTCACTGGTGGATCGGTCAGATTGCTGACGATTCCGTCTGGAGAGAAAATATTATATGTGCTCCTCATGCAAGCGATGCAGAAAACGTAGGCTGGGGTAGAAGGTACAAGGTAAGAATTCTTGGTCTTCATGATCAAGGTGAAGAGGTAATACCTTCTAAAGACTTGCCTTGGGCTAACGTGATGATGCCCGTAACATCGGGAGGAAGTCTCAGTAATAGTGGTCAGACGCCAGCACTCCGTCAAGGAAACATGGTGTTTGGTTTCTTCATGGATGGAACGGCAATGACCGTTCCTGTCATCATGGGAGTTCTTGGAAATAATGCTCAGAATGAACCTGCACTGACCGTTGGTGATAATCGAGTTACAAACAAACAACCAGGATCTTTGGCAGTCAGTGGATATGCTGACGGACAAGTATCCAAAGATGCAAGCACTGGAGAAAAACCAACTCCTCCTGATGGTGATATAAAATCAGAGCACCCTAACTCATCACCTGCTGCACAACAAGTACCGAAAAATGTAAAACTGAATAAGTTTGGATTAAGACCAGACCAACCATTGTCATCAGTTCCTGGAGGACTAGAAGCAGCACAGGCAGCAAGAGAGAAGGCAAGGGCACAAGGCAAGTCTGTTCAGGAAGTAGAAAATGCTGCAATGGCAGCAGTAGCAAATGTTGTAGGCAATAGAGAAGCACAACAGACAGCACCTACTGCTCCATTCAGAAAAGGAGCACAAAGAGAAAGTCCAGACGTTCAAAATATTACTGCTGGTGATGTAAAGGAGCAGGACTTGGCAGAAGAAAAAACTGTCATGCCCATTCCTGATGATCCAGTTCAGTCTGCAATGAAAGCAATTCAGACTATCATTGATAATATCAGTCAAAAGATGGATAAGTATTTGAATGCTATCCAGAGTTATGTTGATACCGTATCAAATACTATGTCAGGAGGCCTTGAAGATATGATCTGCAAGGGTGCAATGCAGGCAGCAAAATATATGAAAGTGTTGATGGATAAGATAATGGAATTTGTTTTGAAACAACTCAATTCCGTTATGACAAAAGTTGTTGCTTCATTACCATCTTCTTTTAGAAATCAAATAGGTGATCTAAAAGAGAAATTGAATGAAATGATTCTGGGAATGTACAACCAAATGATTGGAGGACTTGGTGATCAATTGTGTGCTACTCTAATGGATGCATTGCAACCTGCCGCAAGAGAACAAGAAGCAAGGGATTTTGCAGCACAACAAACTTCAGGTGGTGGGCAGAGTGGCATTGATCCAAATACTGGAAATGCTATTGGAATTGGAGATCGCCGCAACAATGGAAAATTTAGGACCGCTCCAAAAGTTCCAGCGTGCTATGCTGAAAGTGTAGCATCAACTGTAATATCTAAAAATAAAGAACAGATAGAACAGGCAAATACTAATGTTGTTCGTAGTTTGAACATGTATCTTGATGGAGTTCAAGCAGAAATGGATAGTGTTTCTAGTGCTTTGAGTGCTGGAAAAGAGTTGATGAGTAATGGATTGGGAGATAGCTTTGGAGATTTTGGAGCAAGTGCTGATGTCATAACTGGTGGCATGGGTGGAGCAGTGAATATGATTCCGGACATTGCTGGTGGTCTTGGTGCTGCTCTCGATTTTGCTAATGTTGTAGCAAATGTTTTTGCAGGAGAACTACCACCAAAGCAAGCAATCAACGATTACTATCAACTTGCTACTGGTGGTTCAGGAGCATCTGCAGCAGAAGTTCCTAGTCTTGAGTCCGTTGGCAACTCCGTTGCCGTAAGTGGTTCGGACAGGAATGAGATAATGACTACACCAGCACCTCCACCAGATTATGCTGTTCCAAGTAAAGATCAACCAGACGTTGATCTTGACGCAGGGTATGATGATGAAACTTATAACCCAGATGATTACCTACAAATAGCCTAATAAATATTCACACATGACATCGGAAGAAGTAGTATAAGATGGCAGGGTCAAAGTCCGACAGAAAAATTAATGCAACATATGATATTTTCTCTACCAAAGAAGGTGCGAATGATGCTGTTCGTGTTGGATACATTGACCCAAAAAGAGGATATGTAAGCGGACTTTCTGTATATCAAGCAAACAAGTATGCAGAAAGAAATCCTGGTACTCAATTTATTATAACGAATAGAGATAAAGTAAGATATATCAATATCAATGAAGTTAATAAATTAACAAATAAAGATACCTTACCGGCAGCTAACCCAGAAGGTCTTGTAGATGAGAATGGTGAATTTGACCCTTGTAATACGGTAAAGGGATTTAAAACTGCGAAAGAAGGATCTGGATCTGAAAAATACGCTGGGGGTCCTGATGGTGAAGAACCAGTAATCCCAGATCCTGGAGATGAGAATCAGATCTCTACCGATGGTGCTACACCATCTAAGACTTCAGAAGCAAATTATAAAAGATACAAATCAGAACTTGACACCTGCAGAGTAAAAGTAGAACTTCAAGGTGGTGGTGGAGTTGGTGCCGTTGCAACTCCAATTGTTGGTCTTGATGGTTCAATCCTTCATGTCCGCGTGATTCATGGTGGATTTGGGTACAAGATTCCTCCACAGGTTCGTATCATTGATGATTGTAAAAGAGGATCTGGTGCTAAAGGTAAATCTGTATTAGGAAGTATTGGATTTATAGAAGAACGATTTGATGAAGAGGCAGATGTAGAAGATTACAATTTCAAGTTAGGTGAATATGATTATGATCCTGATGATAATCCTTGGGGAAAGACTTATGATATGGGCAGTCAAAGTGTAGTTGGAGATTGGAATCCTGCTAACTTTTTGAGTTTGACTAATGCAAGTAGTTTTCAAACAGAACTGAATGCATATTTGAAATTTCTTAAAGGTTATGATCCAAATAAACCTTGGTGGACAACTAGAGATGAAACTCCAGTAAATGTAAAAGGTAATGGTACAAGTAAAAAATCAAAGAAGTTTGGTACTGCCTTATTTCCTGTAGAGCATTGGGCATGGGGTGGAGAAAGAGAGCAAGATGATTTATTTCAGGATGTTGAATTTGAAGTTTATGGACAAGGAACATATAAAAATAGACAGATCTACTTCCAGTTTGAAGCAGAAGATGGATCTCATCAATTCAGAGTTAAAGGTATCACTCATGACGCAAGAAGTGGGAAGAAAAGAACTCAATTAGTATCCCTTAAAGCAAACACAACATACAATGTCACTTCTAATATAAGAAAGAAAACAGTAGATCCAGGTACTAGGAAACTAGAACAGGGTCTTATAGAAGAAGCAGGAAGAAGACCAAAAGAAATAGGAGGAAACAAAGCAATTGGGCAGAGATCTAAAGCTATCTTTGCTGATATTATTGGTTCTGCAAATGATAATGATGATATTCAAGTAACTGCTAACATTGGTAGTTTCAAAGCGGGTGAAAGAACCGCAGTTAAGTTTGATACTTCTGGAATTCAAAATAAACAAGTTAGATTGAAGAAAGCTATTGATAGGATTCAGGCTAGGAAACTTGATATAAAGAAAGAACTAGCTCAAAATGGCGATAGTCGAACACTCAAAGAAGAACATGGAAACCTTACAGTAGAACTTGCGGAAAAGAGAGCAGAACAACAAGAATTAAGAAAAAAACTTAGAGATATTGACAAGAACGAAAATAACAAATTTAAAAGAGGTACTTTTGCCTTAACCTATCGTCTCAATAGAAGAAAGCAAATAACTTTCACAGAGAAAGTTGAACCCAGTTTTATGAACAGGTATGCTGTTGCACCACAGTATGCATCGGATCAACCTGGATCAGATAAAGCAGACAAACCATATTCATTGTTCTATAAGGAACATTTTCCTCATGATGGTGATTATGTCTTTAAAGGGGCTGCTGACAATCAGGGCGAAGTCTTCTTGGATGGAGAAAGTATCATGGATATCACTGATACTTTTAATAGCAAACCTGTAAGGGTGAAGAAGCATGTGAAAGAAGGTCTTCATGATATTAGAATTGATTTATTAAATTTTCCGCAAAAGAAAATTATTGAGGAAACTTACACTGCTGATGGTGGAGATAAAACGAAGATTCGCAAGGTCAAGTTCAATGTTGTTGGTAGTGGAAGCGGCAGACATAGAAAAATTAAATGCGTTTTTACAAACAAAGCAGATGCTTCTGATAACTTCACCCTTGATAATGATGGAGAAAATAATGAAGTTAGAGAAGTACAACGTAACGTAACTGCTGGTGCAAAATATGATGTTAAGTTTATAGCAACTGCTGAAAGAAGAGAAAATCCAAATAAAGAAACAATCATTCCAATTGAATTAGCATCACCTGGAACAAAGGGTAGAGGAAACAAAGCTCGTCTTGGTAAAGTTGAACGCAAAAAAATTAAATATCTAGATGAAAGAGGAGATGATCCCAATGCACAGTTAAGTATTGACTCGACATCGCCAGGACTAACCGCTAAATTTAGTGATGATGGTTCTAAACTTATCACAAAAGGAAGTGGTAATATTACCCTGAAATTTAAATGGGATGATAATCCCAAGAGTGCTGGTAAAGCAGTTGGACAATTGAAAGTTAGTGATAAGACTTTCAAACAAGTAGGTGAGAAAGGAGAAGAGAGGCAAACGATTTTTGTTGGAAACGCTGCAGATGGAACTCCCCTATCTGAATCTACAAGAGTTCATCGAATTAATTTTAATAACCTCAATCCTAATAATGATCCCATACATGTCAGTAACATTGGACATAAACTTTACTTAAAAGATAGTAATGGTAAGGACGTAAACGCAGAGGTCATCATTGAAGATGTAAAAGGAGGCACTGCTAAATTTACGCCAAATGGAAAGGGTATCGAGGTAAAAGGAGATTGTGAGGTAAGAATAACTTTAGAATGGGATGATAATCCAAACGTTGCAGGTAAAGCTCTGGATAGTTTTGAGATTGGTGGTAAGGTTTGGAACCAGGTAGGAAAAGAAGGAACTAAAACCCAAACGATCAGTCTCAAAGGAACTAGAAATCTTCCACAAAGTTATAAATCCATCATAGAACAAGGTTGTGTTGAAAACGGCACCAAGAACAAAGAAACAAAAGCAAGTTCTAGCAGAGTCTTTGGAGACTATCTTGGATCTGTGAATGACAATGATGACATGCAAATCTTTGTCGAGAAGGGAGGAGTTTTCACATCATCTAATAGAAGAAGAATTAATAGGGATGGTGAGACAGATGGTGAAAAAGGTAGAGGTACTTTTGATCTCGAATATGTATTTGATGAAAAAACTGGTGGATTAGCAAAAGAACTTTGGCAAGATCTTAAAGACAAGAATATTGTTGATGATAAAACTGGAAAATCTTTAGAGAGAAGTGATATTGAAAAAGCAATAGTATTCAATACGAAAAAGTTTATTGATAAAGCAAACAGAAAACTTTATAGAATGAGGCCTGATGTTGGTCCTTTTGGAGATTTCTTCAACAGAGATGGTATCACTCCGTTCAATCCAGTAGAACTTGATAAGGAGATTCCTGCTGTCCCTCCTACAGTATCACCCGCTCCTTATGTAAAACCACAGGTAAAGTTTGAAAGACGAGGCGGACCTAATGGAGATCTCTTCATGAAGGTTATTGGTAATGGTAAGGCAAAGATTGGATTTAAATTAAGAGTTGATGATAGTCTCACAACCTCTGGGCTAGCAGTTAGAGATATTAAAATTGAAAGTGATGATGGAAATGTTAATTTAAAGAGAAGTATTACAGAGAGAGGTGGTGGTAGAGGTGGAAGTTACTTAGTTGGTAAAGAAAAAGAAAAAATCAAAGGATCGGGAGAATTCACAGCAGGTAAAGAATACAAAGTTATTGCATCTGGTGGTTCTTCGACTTCAGGATTTAAAACCGTGGATAATACAATTGTTTTTGATGATGATTTTAGAAACGGTTGGGATAAAAATGCTGGACTTGAAATTGATTATATTAGACCTATCAATCCACCCAAATCACAACCACCAAAACCTCCCAAGGATGGAAGGAACAATCCATCCGATAAAAACTTAGATGATCCAATAGGTTCTTGTGATGACTATGCAGGAATTCACGAAATTGTTTGGAAGGATATCAAGTTCCCTGCATCAGGAACTTACACTGTAGATATTCAAGTTGATGATAATGTACGTCTTGAAATTTTTAACAAAAAATTCCAAGCACAAACATTAGATGTAAAAGGATTTAGAGGTCCAGGAAAATCTAATGGAAAACAAACATTCGCATTAGAAGTTCAGAAAGGAACTTATACAATTAGAGCATTCTTGCAGCAGATTCCTGGTAAGCCGATCTATGCGGGCAACCCTATGGGACTTGCTATCAATATTAAAACTGCATTTGTCACTGTTAAAAAAGAAATTACAATTCGCCAATCTTGGAATCAAAATCCTTTCGGTGCTGCTTTAATAATTAAAGCTCCACCACCACCAATTCCCATTGAACCAACGGTAGAACCAGAAGGTGCTTGTCCACCTAATCCAATTTGGACAACTAGGCATCCTGCCAAAGATCAATGGCATCCAGTATCTCATCGTGCTCCTAGTGGAAGAAAAACTTGGAGTAAGTTCATGAACCGTTATGCAATGTCTCCTGTTCTTCCTATCGGAACTAAAGGTAGTGGATATAGTGGCAATTCATGGAGTAATAGTTGGACTACTACTATTCCATTTGCTGGTTTCTATGTTTTCAAAGGAACTGTTGATAATTTTGCTGATGTCACTATCACTCAAGATCCTGAGAACAGCGAAGTTTCAACAGCCACTACGAAAGAAGTTAAAAAAGTTAATGGATTCCGTACCGAAAAGAAAGATCTTACCAGCAATAAAATTTTCCTAGAGAAGGGCAAGGCTACAATTAATATTAATGTTAGAAATGGAGAGAGAATTAAGTACAAACAAGTCACTAAAAAAGTATTCAACACTAAAGATTGGGTGACAAAACCTACCGATAAAGCAGATAAAATTGGTGTTGATTTTGATGTCTATGGTCAGGGATCGAAGAAAAATATGGGATTGAAGTTTGTCTTCCAGGAGAAAGGTGGAGATCATACTTTTACGATTGACAATGTTGGAGAAAGTAAAGCAACTGAGACAGTATCCAAGAGAGTAAAACGCAATACCGACTACAAAGTCACTGCAATTGCTACTGGAACTCATACTATAAAAAATGAAGAACAGAGATATAGAATTGAACTGGCAGCACCTGGGACAAAAGGTAGAGGAAAAGATGCAAAAATTGGTGGGGTTGAACGTAAGAAAATTAAATATCTGGATGAGCATGGAGATGATCCAAATGCGACTCTTAGCATTGACTCAATGTCACCAGGACAAACTGCTAAGTTTAGTGATGATGGATCAGAATTAATTGTAAAGGGTAATGGTGAAGTTACTTTGAAGTTTAAATGGGATGATAATCCTAGGAGTGCTGACCTGGCAGTTGGAGAATTGAGAGTCGGAGGTAAGACCTTTAGACAAGTAGGTGAAAAAGGAGAAAAAAGGGAAACCATAAAGGTTGGCAATTCTTCAAACACTGGTTCTGTATCTGGTGCGTCTTCATTGAAGAATATTTCATTCAAATTTGAAAACGATGATGCAAGGGATGGAAATAGGATGAGAATATCTAAACTTGGTATTGACACCCGCAAACCATCAGGAAGGAAAGGTCCTTTCGATCCAGCAGAAGTGACTGCAAAGGTGCAAGAGGGAGAAGTATATGAAGTGGAATTTATTACGGAAAACAAAGCATTCTTAAGACTCAAAAATGATGGAAGAAAAATTGAGTGTAATGACAACACCGATAATGATCATGAAGATGCTGTTATATCAATATCTGATGGAACATTCTTCGACCTTGTGAATGGTGGAGAGAATGGTCAACCACAAAATATTGGCAAAGCAAAGTTTAGATACGGTACTAAATCCAAACCAACTCCTGCACCTGAAGAAGTGAGACTCGTTCCAGAACAAGGAACATTGAAGAGAGGATCTTTTGGTTCTAGTAGAAAATCTGGTGCTAAAGAAAGTCCAAATCAAACTGATGTTATCTTTGCTGATATTATTGGGTCTGCAAATGATAATGATGATATGCAAATTAGATGTAATAAAGGTATCTTTACTCCATCTAATAAGAGAAAGGGTGTGAAAGGAACTTCTGGTCAAGGAACTCAAAAGAGAAACACTTGGGATCTTACGTTCAGAGTTGATGCTGCAGAGGAAACAGTAGCAGAACCAATCACCAGTATTGGTGAGGGATTTGGTAAATATACTGTTAAGAATAAAGTACTTTCTAGATCAGTCACTGTTGGACCACCAGTGGGTCGCACTGTCAATAGAGCACCTGTTATTGTGAATCCAACTCTTGCAACTTATAGAAGAGGATCACTTGGCCCATTCTTATCACCATTCTTCCCAAATGGAACAAGGGAAAGTGGTGAAAATCTACAAGGTAGAACTTGGGAGATGGTATGGGAGAATGTTGAATTTCCAATTGCTGGAGAATATAAAATGGAAATTGAAGCAGATGATGTTCTGGAAGTTTTCATAGGAGAAAATTTAAGAGACAGTTTCGGTAGTGAAGGTTATAAATCTGTCGGGCAAACAAGGGTCTTTAAGGGAGTTGAGGTATTTACTTTTGCTCTTGCAAATGCTGGAAAGCGTGATATCAAGTTGATCTTACAGAATGCCAGCATACCTGGAACTACTTTCCAACAGAATCCCACTGTAGCTGCTTGTAAAATTACTTGCGAAGTTCCTGTAGAACTTGCAGACCAAAGATCATGGTTGGTCAATCCCGTAGGTATCAGTGCAGTTCTTCTTGCTCCTCCTTGTAAGAGAGACATTAGTGGTATTGGAACAGTGACTAAAGTTTTTGTTGAGGAATCTGGAAATTCTTATACCCCAACTGGTGGTGGAGTTCCTAGTCAAATCATTCTTACTGATCTTTCAATAAAAAAATCAGGTATTGGATATACTCCTGGAGATCTTGTCTGTATTGAAAAAGAAGATGGAACAAAGGATTGTTATTCACCTGTTATTGGAGAATTTGGAAAAATTATTAGGGTTCCTGTTAAACCTACACCAATAACAACTACTCCAAAAATTACCACAACCACCGATACTGGAATTGGACTAATAGTAGGTCCTCCTATAACTGAATTGCGTATTGATACTCCAGAAGTTGATCCAGAGACCGTCATTCAGGTCACTGATCTTGCTGGTCTCAAGCAGACTGGATATATCGAGGGTCGTCCATACTATGGAGAGGTCTTCTTCAAGGATGGTACTCCTTTTGCTGGAAGATATGAAACTGCTGGAAGACTTATCCAAGTCTATGCTACCCTTCAGGAGAGCATTGATGCTGAAGTCACCACTAGACCTTCTGCAATTCAGAGATCTGGTACTGATATCAACAGTAATAATCCTAGACTTAACATTCCAGGAACTCCAGATAATCTTGCTTAAATAGTTCTTATTACATGAGATAAATGTCAACCAGATCCAATACAAATAATAGTAGGACAGGACCACAGTCAGGAACCGCTAAATGTAATTACACTGCCATTGAATATGGAAATGATAATGGATCTATTTCTTTTGGTAAGGTCCATAAGAAAGGTGATGTGACTTCTGGCGTGATGCTTCAGGCAAAGGATGGTCGTCATCGATTCTACATGGATAATGATGGTCAGAGAACTGGATACACCACACTGACAAGTCCTGGAACCACCCAGATCAGATCTGGAATGGACCTTGACGCAGAACAAGATGGTATAGTCATTATTGCAGATAATGGTGATATTGACATTATTGCCAGTAATGGTAAAATAAGAATGGTTGCTGATGATATTGAATTAGTTGCTGTTGGTTCTCTAGAACAAGGAAATATTAAACTGAATGCTAGTGAATCTATTTTGCTAGATTCTAAAAAGATAACATCTACTGCAAAAAATCTTCTTAGATTAGCAACACCAAATACACTTGAAATCGTTGCAAATGGTCAAATGAAAATGATCGCCTCAGTTATAAGAGGAGCTACTAATGCGTGCGATTTAAAAGACGATAAGTATGGTCATCAACGTATGGAAAAAGAAAACTTTAAATTAGCGGGATAAAATGGCATTCTTTTCAGACGATCAAAATATTGGCGGACAACTTAAAGTAGGAATTGGTATTGTTCCTGCTATTGGGGAAGGCCCAACAAAAGTAAATGGTTCTATGTACGCAGAGGGACCTATTGTCTTTGGTGGTGCTACAGAGTTCATCACCCCATATGCAACAGTATGTATTGGTGCGTATGCGAACTCTGATGACTCGCCTGTCTCCGCTGTTGCAGGAATTTGTCCAGGTATTCTTCTTCCAAGAGGAAATCATAGTCCATATTCTCTTGCAGTATCTGGACCGAGTGCTTTTCTTGGAGTTGTAGATACTAAGGATAATGCTCACATTGGAAAAGATCTAATTGCTCAAGGGCAGGTTATGTCTAACAATGGTGGACACATTTTGTCTGCTAAGAAAAACTTTGATATTCCTCACCCAACCAAGGAGGGATATCGATTACGCCATACTTGTCCAGAAGGACCATCTAATGATGTTTATTGTAGAGGAAGGGTAGTAAATAAAAAAGAAATTTTGCTACCTACATATTGGAAGGGACTGGTTGATTGGACAACAATTACAGTTAACCTTACTCCGATTGGAGCACATCAAAATGTGATCGTCAAAAGAGTTGATGAAGAAAAAGTATATCTCCAATCAAATGGAGGTATTCCAATCAATTGTTACTATCAAATTTTTGCCGAAAGAGCAGACGGAGAAAGACTCATTCCAGAATATGAAGGAGAGAGTCCAGCAGATTACCCTGGAAACAATGATGAATATTCTGTTTCTGGTTACCACTACGACAGAAAAGGAGAATAATGGCCGCTGAATTTTTACCCCCCGAGTTCAACAATTCAACTCACTGTGGAGATCAACCAACTTTTGGTAGATTCTCTACAATGTTTGATTATCCAACAAAGGCTATCACTCAAGCAACTGATTATCCACGAGAGGCATGTCAACCTTGGTTGCACTTTAATATGCGACTGGGAAATCTTGCGATCGATAATACATTACAAGTCGGTGCAACTGGAGTCTTTGGTGGAAACGTTACCGCCCCCACGTTTATCGGTGATGTAATTGGTAAGGCAAGTGGAAACAAGTCTTTTGATATTCCACATGTAACTCAACCAGGAAAAAGAATTAGACATGTATGTGCTGAGGGACCTGAAGCTGGAATCTACATTCGTGGTAGATTGACTGGAAAAAACGTTATTGACCTTCCAGATTATTGGGAGGGTCTTGTGGATCCAGAAACAATTACAGTAACTCTAACTCAAATTGGATCCTCTCAAGATCTTATTGTAGATGCTATTAACTGGGGCAAACAAGTTAAGGTAAGATCTGGTAATGGAACAAGTATTGATTGCTTTTATGAAGTATGGGTAGCTCGTTACATAAACCCAGATAATCATGATGAAAAACTGCATGTTGTTTACGATGGAGAATCGCCAGCAGATTATCCAGGTGATAATGATAACTTCATTGTTGGAGGATTTAAATAATGGCAAATCCATTTGAAGATTTACAAAATACCACTGGTGGTAGGGCAGGACATGCTGCATTTGGAGAGCTGCAAACAGATAAAGCATATGATGATGAGACACTAAAACCAAATCCTGGATCTCCATTACCTGCACCAGAGGGGTCTGTTCAGGAGTATCTAGATCAACGTAAAAGCATAGAGATTCCAGATTACGAAGGGATACAACTTCAGAAGTTTAGAGATTTTAAAAAGACTTCTGAAGCAATGGACGACACTCTCGAAAGGGAATTTATTGATCCAATCAATCAAAAGAAACAGGAAATTGTCACAATAATGGCAACAGCATTTTCTGGAATACCTGCTTCTAGTCCTCCCTCTAACAAACAATTAATTGTATCGGATGGATCTGCACCAGATACGGAAGTTGTTTATCAAGCAGGAATTAGTACATTTGTTTATGCAACCATACCAGGGACACCAGATACACCTGTTATTGGTGTAAGAGGAGAAATTTTTCCAGATATTTTAGCAGCATATCACTATCCAAATCTGTCTGATGGAAATCATGGAGATACTGACTTACCTTTAGCAGATCCAGAATTTATCAAAGCTTCTAGAACAGTTACAAGATCTGCTGAATATTCGACAAATACTTTAGGAATTGGAAAGACTGTCACTCACTCTGGAGATAATGATTATGCAGGTGCTGTGGGAGTAGTGACAACTCAACAAAGTTCTTTAGGATATTTTTATTTCTTTGGTGGCACGGAAGATTCCAATGGTGTTGGTGACAACATAAACAACTTAACATCAGGTGCTCAGAGTTCGGTTTCTACTTTAATTACAGAAATTAAAACTTTAAGAACTAATTTGCGTATTCGTATCGGACCTCCTCATGTAGGAAACAGTGCAGGAATCAATACTCTTAGGGAATCTAAGCATCGGGATGAATTAGAAGTGTGGTATGATGGAGCAGGAGATAGAACTCAAAATATTGCTGACTTCCAAGGTGGCATGGATGCACTCGATGAAAACGCTACATCAATTGCTTTGTATGACAGTTGACACCATGCTCTGAATGCTCTATAATAAGCAGGTAATCAAACGAACCCCATGCAAGACGAGTACCTGACACGCTGTGTTGTCGATCCCGTGTCCCGTAAGTTCTTCCTGTACTCTAGTGAAGGTGAAGAGCGTGTCGTGGATTGTGAAACCGTGGATCAGTTCATGGCAGTCCTTGAGATGGTTCGTGACAAGTGTGATGAAGATACACTTGCTTATGCTGACCCTCTGACCAAAAACGAGCTTTGATTCCAAAAAAGGGGTGAAAAAAATCCCGGCAAAAATTTGACCCCATTACTTTTTTATGAATTATTATTCGCCCACCCTTTACAAAAAAATCCTAGAGTGCTACGATTATGAGACCAGAAACCCGACAATCTATGGAAATGTTATTCGCGGCGAAGTGGAATTTGCCCAAAGCAGCGAAGAATGCGGGTCTGACCAACAAGGAGATGAAAATCACCTTTAACGAATATTGCACCTTTCACCGTCCTACTTGGGAAGGGTGATTCCTTGGGAGCGTGGCGGAATCGGTAGACGCACCAGACTTAAAATCTGTTGAACATTAAGTTCGTGGGGGTTCAAGTCCCCCCGCTCCTATTCCCAACTAAATATAGTTGGGGTTTTTCTATGGTATTCTAATGAAATACCAAATAACGACAGAATATGCCTGGTACGACACACCTGAAGGCAGTAAGGTGATTTTAGGTTATTTTATACAGAATGTCCCTTTTACATTTGATGAATTACCTGAAATCGCAAGAAACCTGCCAGAAGTCGAGATGGCAGCTAACGACAACAGACGGTGGAGTCCTGAAGAAATGTATAGGGCAAGTATGTACCTTATGACAGAAGAGGCACACCCTATGATGTTTGAGTTAGAAGTAGATCGACCAGAACTATTGCCTGTTGATTGATTGCCAACTTAGCTCAGCTGGATAGAGCAGGGTTTTTGTAAAGCTCAGGTCATCGGTTCAAGTCCGATAGTTGGCTTATTAAGAGGTATTATGAAGATTAATTTATGGTATTCAAAAGGTATGCAACAGTGGAGATGGACTCTATGTGAAGAGTTCAAGAATGGTGTGACGCATACAGAGCAACATTCAGGTCAACAAGAAGATTTGAGACATGCCATGGATGATGTGGCAAATACCGTAGAGTATATTTTGGAAAAAAAGAGTGAAAAGCGATTTTTACATTGATAGAGTAGATAAAGAATATTCTAAAAATTTACTTTATAACTATCACTATCTAAAAGACGAATCAAAGGACTTTAAGTCGGGATATAATTATGGACTTTTTAGACACACCGACTGGGACTGTCCTCTTAATATTGGTGGGTGTCTTGCCGTTTGTATTTTTACTGGGCTCCCTGTTCCTGAAATCGCCAAAGGAGCATTCGGATTAGAGAGAAATGATCAAGAAGGTTTATTTGAACTTTCTAGATTATGTGTTGACCCAGAACTTCAGAGAGAGGAGTATAATATTACTTCTTGGTTCGTTAGTCGCTGTATAAAGAGGTTTCGTAAAGATGCGAATGTTCGCGCTATTCTTAGTTATGCTGACTCTGCTCACCATAGCGGAATCATTTACAGAGCTTGCAATTTTAAATACTACGGGTTAACAGACTCAAATAAAGACTTTTATTTTGCTGATG